AGAGGAAACACTTTAAGGCACGCTGACATGGACGCGCTGCCGCCATCACCGCCAGCAGTCCAAGCCCCCGCGCCTGTCTTTGAGTGTGTGAGGTGGTCGTGGTCGTCTGACCGGCTGCTGGTCTGGTGCTTGAAGTGGCGGGAGAGAAAAAAATAATGTTGGACCCCTTTACGGCGCTAGCCGCCATCTCCACTGCCGTCAAGCTGGTCAAGAAAACCGTGGCTACGGTGCAAGACATTGAAAGTCTTGGCCCCGTCTTAGGCCAGTACTTCAGCGCCAAGGCTGACGCAATCGAGGTGGTCAGCAAGGGCGGCTTCTCAGGGTCAGCCAAAGGCCAAGCCATTGAGCTTGAGATGGCAATTGAGAGCGCCCGTGCATTTGAGGAAGAGATCAAAATGCTCTTCTTCTCGTCCAACAAGATGGATGTGTGGCAAAAGATCGTTGCCCGCACTGCGAAGATCGAGCGCGATCATGCCATTGCCGAGGGCAAGCGCAAGGCAGCAGCAGCCAAGCACAAGAAAGAAATGGATGAGGTCATTACTATTGTTCTGATGCTTCTGATTTTCTTGCTGGTCTGTGGTGGTGTCGGTTGGATCATCTACAAAGCTGTGCAAGAGTGCGGCGGGCGGTGCTGACCATGAGTGACGAGCGTTTAAACCTAGTTGACAAGGTGCTGGCGTACGTCAGTTCGCCGTTTCGGTTGTTCGCTCTTGTACTTATGGCAGTCCTGACGTTCGCGGGGTACTTTGTCTATCAAAACCAAGAACTTTTGATAGGCGCGTACAAGGAGTCCAAAAAGATTCCGTCCATCGCCGAGGACCGTGTAGAGGACGCTGCTGCGCATCTGTTCAAGCAGACAGGCGCTGTTGTTGTGGCGGTGTTCAAAGTCAATAGCATGTTTGGCACTCGCATCCTGCACAGGGCTTACACCAGAGAGGGTCGCGAGAAGGCCATGGATGGACTTGACGTGGGCCTGTTCACCCAGAACTCAAGTAACAACAGTGACGTGGTGAAGCTCATGGCAAACGAGATCCCCTGCGGCGAGTACACCAGCGCACAGTCAGAGATGGGGATTTGGTATATCGAAAAGGGCGTAGGCTACACATGCCGTATCAGTGTCCCACCGGAACCGGGTAGGTTCGTTGGGCAAATCACGGTTGGCTGGGCATCACCCCCTGATAATTTAGAAAAGACGAGAGCAATGTTGCAGATAGCGGCTTCGATGCTTGCAAGGAGTAAACAATGAACCTAAGTGACCTGAACCCCCTTGCCGCTATTGGGGGCAAATTAATTGATCGTTTTTTGCCTGACCCCATTGCCGCCGACAAGGCTAAAGCTGAACTGGCCCAGATGCAGCAAAACGGCGAGTTGGCTCAAATGGCAAACGAAACCAAGGTGATTGAGTTAAATAACGCCAACACTGACAGCGCACGAGACATGAACTCCAAGATTCAGGAGTCCCCCAGCGCCGCGTGGTTGGCTAAGAACACGGCCTACATTCTGGATATTGGCATCGTCTCCGCCACAATCTTTTTGGCTTGGTTTGCGTTTATAAAAGGCGTTCCAGAGTCCAACAAAGAACTGGTGTACATGGCGCTTGGCTCGTTAATTACCATGTGCGGGACGGTGTTGAACTTCCATCGTGGCAGTTCGCAAGGCTCCAAAGACAAAGGTAATGAAATCCAAAAACTGAAGGACATGAAATGAATCTCACCGAACACTTCACGCTGGAAGAGCTGACCGCCACGAGCCATCGTCAGTTTAACAATACCCCGAATGACCAAGAGCTTGAGAACCTGCGGCGGTTGGCCGAGTTCTTGGAGCAAGTCAAGGAGCTACTCGGTGGCAAGCCGGTAATGGTCAACAGTGCCTTCCGGTCCAAGCAAGTCAATGACAGCGTAGGGTCCAAGGACACGTCCCAGCACCGTTTGGGCTGCGCGGCTGACATCAGGGTACCCGGGATGGCGCCCGACGCCGTGGTGAGGGCGCTGGTGGCCTCAGACCTGCCCTTTGATCAGGTCATACGCGAGTTTGACGCTTGGACCCACGCCAGCATTCCAAATACCCCCGAAAGTGCCCCCCGGCGGCAGGCGTTGATAATCGATAAGGCCGGTGCTCGACCATTTGTCTGATTCGTGGGAAAATGCACGCCATCACCATAAGGTAGCAGAATGACAACGCCTTCCTTTGTCCTCACATACGACTCGCTAACAAACCTAGTGCTCCAGTATTTGGAGCGCAGTGACCCTGCGGTCGTCGCCTTTATTCCAACGGCCATTACGCTGGCCGAGTTTGAGATCGCGCAGGACATCAAGACGCTGGGCCAGATGGAGGTGGTGACCGCGAACATGGAGATCGGCAACCCCGTGATCCAAAAACCGGCGCGTTGGCGCAAGACGGTCTCCATGACCGTTACGACGCCCACCGGCAAGCAGCCGGTGCTTCTGCGCAAGCTGGAGTACTTGAACAACTACTGGCCTACCGTAACGGCCACCGACACGCCACTGTTCTACGCCGACTATGACTACGACAACTGGTTCGTCGCGCCTACGCCCAATGCAGCTTATGCCTTTGAGGCACTCTGCTACACCCGCTTGCAGCCGCTGGACTCGGCCACGCAGACCAACTGGCTGACGCAGAACGCGCCCAACGCAATGCTTTTTGGCACGCTCAAGCAGACCGCGCCGTTCCTAAAAGACGACGCCCGGTTAGCCGTCTGGTCGGGGCTGTTTAGCGCCGCCATGGCCGCTCTCAAGACCGAGGACCAGCTGCGCATCGGTGACCGTCAAGCTATCGCACAGGACTCCTAATCATGACCACCTATGTAAATCCTTTCACGGGCCAGACAATCAGCCCCTCCTCGATCAGCTACGAGTCTTTGACAATGAGCGTTAACACGCAGCTGTCATGGCCGATCAACGGCAACTCGACGACCAGCACACCGGTCAGCAGCATCTTGGATGTCACTGCCACGGTCGGCGGCTTGCTGCTGGAGTTGCCACCCGCCACGCAGGTCTCGACTGGTCAGTCCGTGCTGGTGCGCAACATCGGCACCAACTCCTTCACGGTCGCCAACGACTCGGGCGGCACCATCGTCACGGTAGCCTCTGGTATTTCGCAATTCATCTTCTTGACCGACAACACAACGGTCAACGGCGTGTGGGCCTCGGTGGTGTTCGGCGCGGGCACCTCCTCGGCCAACGCTTCGGCGCTGGCGGGCTACGGCCTTCAGGCCAGCGGCCTGACTCTTGAGCAGGCTTACAACGTAACCAGCTACTTTTCTAACTCCACCCTTTCCGCCGCAAACCGGGCGCAGTTTGCCGTGTGGGCTGGCGGCGTGGGGACACTCACACTGCCGTCTGCCGCTGTGGTTGGCAACAACTGGTTTGCCATCATCCGCAACGGCGGCACCGGCATCCTGACGCTTTCTCCTGTCGGCACCGATACCATCGACGGAAACGTCAGCCAGCAGCTCCAGTTGACCGAGTCGTTGGTGATCGTGTCCAACGGCATCACCGGCTTCAGCACCTACGCCTACGGCCGGTCCAACCAGTTTGCCTACACCCAGTTGGCTTTGAGCGTGACCGGCGGCACCTTGACCCTCAGCGCCACGCAAGCCGCAAACACCATTCAAGGGTACGCCGGCACGCTGACGAGCAATCAGATCATTGTGGTGCCATCTACGGTGCAGCTGTATACCGTCACCAACAACACCTTGGGCTCGTTCACGCTGACCGTCAAAACGGCGGTTGTAGGTGGCGCCACGGTGACGGTAGATCAGGGCACCTCGCTGGTGCTGATCTGCGACGGCACGAACGTCTACAACGCCGCTTCGGGGTCTTCCAGCTCCGTGGCTTCGCTGACCTTGGGCAACGGCTCTCTTGCCGTGCCCTCGCTAAAGTTCTCTGGCGACTTAAATTCTGGCCTGTACCTGCCAAGCAGTGGCACGGTCGGGTTTGTTGTTGCCAATACCCAAGTAGGCTACTACGCCGCCGCAGGTTTGACCATGGCAGGCAAAGTTGTTGCACTTGGCGGCATTGACGGCGGTACCTTCTAATGACCCAAAAAGTCATAGCCCTACGTATCCCGCCGGGTATCCAGCGGGATGGTACCCAGTTCGACTCGTTGCTTCACGTCGATGGGAAATGGGTGCGCTTTCAGCGCGGCCGGCCCCGCAAGATCGGCGGCTACAAGGGCATTTTCTTGGACGCCACAGGCGTCTCTCGCGGCATGGCGATGACCTCCGTTGGGGGCTTTAACTACGTGGTTTCAGGCTACAACAACGGCCTCGAGCAATGGATCACTGATGACGATGACGGCATCGGCTCCGGCCCGTATCCCTACGCTCTGAGCAATTTCACCGCAAGTTCAAATAACCTCTGGCAGTTTGATGTGGCTTATGACGCCACGGGCGGCAACACCAACAACTTGATAGCACATCCCGGTCAGAATTTGACGCACATAACTTCTACCACCGATACGCCGGTGCTCAGGGGCGTGTTTCCGGGTAACTCAGCTAGTCTGACCATGTCCAAGGTGGGCGTGTTCACCGCAGCCGGGAACACGGCCACGAGCACCACCTTCACGCTGGCTGCGGCCAATGTGCGCGTCGGCGCGGGGCAGACCATCACAGGCGCCGGCATTCCCGGGGGCACCACGGTGGTGTCCGTGATTGGCACGGCCGTCACGATGTCTGCCGCCGCCACAGCCACGGCCAGCATCACGGCGACCTTCGACAACAACATCGCCGTCTCCGGCGGGTGCGTGGTGATCCACCCGTACCTGTTCGTGTACGGCAACAACGGCCTGATTCAGAACTCCAGCGCAGGCGACTTTGACAATTGGGTCTCCCCCGACGCCAACGCCAACAGCGTAGCCACCGGCAAGATTTTGAAGGGCCTACCCATCAGGGGCGGCTCTACTTCGCCCTCGGGTCTGTTCTGGGCGGCGGATGCCCTGATCCGTGTGAGCTTTGCGCCATCCACGGCTGGCGGTATCAACTACTACTGGTCCTACGACCTTGTGAGCAGCCAGACATCGGTGATGTCATCGAGCGGCATCATTGAGTACGACGGCATTTTTTACTGGTGCGGCGTGGACCGCTTCTTGTCTTACAACGGCGTGGTGCAAGAGATACCCAACACCGTCAACCAGAACTACTTTTTTGACAACATCAACTTGCATCAACGCCAAAAGGTGTGGGCCACGAAGGTGCCGCGCTACGGCGAAATCTGGTGGTTCTACCCCAAGGGCGATGCCACTGAATGCACCGACGCCATCATCTACAACGTGCGTGAGAAGACATGGTACGACGCTGGTCAGGCCGCTGGTGCGCGCCGCTCCGCTGGTGTGTTCTCGGAGATCTTCCCCAAGCCTGTCTGGGCCGGCAACGAGGCCAACAGCGAGGGCAAGTACACCCTGTGGCAGCACGAGTCTGGCGTGGATCAGGTTTATTTGACCAACGTAAACGCCATCCAGAGCTATTTTGAGACTGCCAATTTGGGCACCCTTGGCGGGCTGGTGGGCTCGACGGATCAATCCGGCGACAACTTGTGGACGCGCATTGAGCGCGTCGAGCCTGACTTCATTCAGAACGGCGAGATGACCGTGACGGTGACCGGTCGAGGGTACGCCGATGACGTGGATGTCGAGTCTGATGCTTTCCCGTTTAGTCCGGGCACGCTCAAGGTTGACATGCGTGAACAGCGCCGTGAGATGCGCCTGCGCTTCGAGTCCAACACCTACAATGGCGACTATCAAGCTGGCAAAGTCTTGCTGTCCCTGACAACCGGTGACGTCCGTAGCACGGGTAATCCGTAATGGCGCAAATTTACGACCCAAGGGATATGGAGTGGGGCTACTGGTGCTCGCTGATGGCCGAGCTGTTTGCGGCAAATCAGCTGGGCACCGTACCGGAGGAAAACTGGTTGCAGTGGGCCAACGGGCTGGCCGGTATTGGCCGGTTCCCCGGTGTGCCGGACGGCAGAGACTTTGATAACTGGCGGGACTGGGCTTTTGCTCTTAACAATACGATGCGGATATAAGACATGAAAACCCCATTAGATGTTTTAGACGAAATTAAAGTGCCACCTCGCCGTCCGCGTACATCGCGCAAAGCAGGGCTGTCTTATTTTGACGATGGTGGCGGTTCCGACGGCGGCGGAGATGGTGGTGGCTCCGATGGCGGCGGAGATGGCGGTGGCGGAAGCGATACCAGCGGTTCTGATACCAGCGGTTCCGATACCAGCGGTTCTGATACCAGCGGTTCTACCACTGACGCCAACGGCGTTAGCGACCCCGGCGAGACCGCTTCTAACGCCGCTGACGCTGCTGCTTCGCAAGGTGTTAGCGACCCCGGCGAGACCGCTTCTAACGCTGCTGACGCTGCTGCTTCGCAAGGTGTTAGCGACCCCGGTGAGGCCGCTTCCAACGCCGCTGACGCCGCTTTTACTTCGGGGTTAGCCGCTGCCGCTGACACTGTCAGCAGCCGTGGGCTTGCGCCGGGTTTAGACGCGGTTGCTGCTCCTGCTGCTCCTGCTGAAATTGCTGATGCAGCAAAAATGGACGCTCAGATTGCGGCAAACGCGCAAAATCCTGCGGTATCCACAATGACCCCCGCTCAAGTAGAAGCGGCCATGGTGGGTATGTCGCCTCAAACATCCAATGTGCCCGCTGGGACAGTGGGTGGGTCAATGCTATCGGGGATGTACAACGACAATCTTTCCTATGCTGAGCTGGCCGCAATGCAAGCCATGGGGATGGGCAAACAGGATGTTCCCGGCAACCCAGACCAAACCATAGACCAAGCTCTTGCCGCGCAGACTTTTCACGGCTACATGAACGAGTACGCCCCGACTGTCGCAGGCCTCATGTTCCCGGGTTTTAGCACACTTAACACAATCACAAATATTGCTGGCAATTTACTTTCTGGAAAATCAACGGTAGGACAGACAGCCGTTAGCGCTGGGCTAGCCGTAGCGGCAAATCAATTAGGCGTTCCGGTAGGTGTTGTTTCGGGAATGATCAACGGGGACTACGGGCAAATTGCCGCCAATACGGCAAATTCAGCGTTGACCAGCGCTATTGCAAGCGCTACCGGGGTGAATCCGGGGCTTGTCGGATTGGGCATGAATGTGAGCGGCGTTGGTAAGGGCCTTGGCAGTGAGATCGCCGGCGCGGTCAATTCCGCTACGGGAACCCCTACGTCGTCAAATTTAGGCTCACTTTCCGGTTTTCTTGACTCGATGCTATCTGGCATGGGTGTGCCCACCGGCGGTGCCGCAACCTCGCCCAGTAGCTCTACCCCAAGCAGCGGCAGCAGCGGAGACGGCGGGGGCGTGCAGTCCGGCGATTTTGGTAATGTGTCGAGCACCACCGGGGGCGGCACGGGAGGCTCTAACTTAGGTGGGCTGAGTCTTGCTGCCTTGGCCGCGCTGATGGGAAGCGGCGGAGGAGGGTCCGGCTTGACCGGAGGATCTACCGCCACTACGCCCAAGGGTGGCTATAAGACCGTCGGAAAAATGGAAACTGATCCAATGCAAAAATCACTACAAGCACTCAACCTCGATGAGGGTTTGGACCCGGAATATAAATACGTGGCCGACGTAGCGCCCTCAACGGTGGATGTCAACAAAGCCATGCTCGCCGGTATGAACTTGCCTACAGAGTACCCCCCGATGTATGCACCCACAGAGTACCCGTCGCTGTACGCGGCGCAAGGTGGCCTTGTACAGCACTTTGCCGAGGGTGACGCGGTCGCAGAATCCGTCAAGAAGCTGGAGAGCCAGTACGCGACAGCCGATATTGCAAAGGCGCTCAAAGAGCTTGGCGCTATCGGCGCCGATATCAAGCCTCCGCAACACAACATGCGGGCCGTAAAAGACGCCGGCATGCCGTACTCACCCAAGGTCCTGCCGCGCCTCGCAGCCCTGCTGCAAGCCCGTGGGATGACCCTTGCCGAAGGTGGACAGCCGTCGGATGCCAATCACCCCAACTACGACGGCACCCCTGTGTTCCGCACTGGCGGGCTGGAAGGCTTGGGCGGACGGTATGTCGAGGGCAAGGGCGACGGCACCAGCGACGATATCTCGGCCATGCTGGCAAACGGTGAATATGTTTTCAGCGCCGATGTGGTGTCAGCACTGGGCAACGGCTCCAACAAAGCCGGCGCGGATCGATTGGGCGAGATGGTGAAGTCCATCCGCGAGCGCGCCCGCTCGGCGCCGCCAGATAAGTTACCCCCGGACGCCAAGTCCCCGTTAGAATATCTGAAGTCCCCGAAAGGCAAGAAATATGGCTGATTTAACCCAGTCGTCCGCAAGAACGGCGACGACAGCACCTTCGTTTTACACCGACTACCTGACGAACCTTGCCACCAAAGGCACGGCGGCAGGCGCTGCGGTGGACCCTAGTGCGTGGAACCCCAATGCCAATCAAACCGCAGCCTTCACCAACGTAGGTGCGAACGTCGGCAACTACCAGCCCGGTCTTGCCAAAGCGGGCGAAACATTTGGACGAGCAGGGGCCACGGACATCTCCGGTACGGCTCAGCCTTACCTGACCGCCGGTACAACCACCAGCGGCCTTTCCGTTGCTGATCCGTACTTGACAAGCGGCACCTCCAGCTCGGCCGATCTGGTGGGCAACTACATGAATCCGTACACCCAGAACGTGGTGGACCAGATTCGGATGGCAAACCAGCAGAACATTGCGCAGAACCTGTCACCCGGCATTACAGCCGGTGCGGTGGGTGGCGGGCAGTTTGGCTCCAAGCGCGGGGCCGATGCCCTTGCACTGGGCATCTCAAACGCCAACCTTGGCGCGCTGGGCCAGCAGGCCACGGCCTTGCAGACCGGCTATGCCGACGCCATGAAGCAGGCTGCGCAGCAACGCTTGAACCAACTCGAGGCCGGTAAAACCGCCGGCACTTTGCAGAACACTGCAAACGCCAACCAAGTTACCGCTGGTCAAGTGGCCGGCAATATGGCTACCCAACAGGGCCAGCTGTACCGCGATGTGGGCACCGCCGAGGCCGGCTTAGCCGCTCAGGAACAGAAGCAGGGCTTGGCCGATGTGGAAGCCTTGGCGAACGTCGGGGCGCAGCAGCAGACCCTTGCGCAGAACCGGCAGCTCATGCCGCTGGATGTGCTCGGCAAGCAGGCCAGCATTATGTCCGGCGCGCAGCTGCCGATGACCACAACTCAAACCATGACGGGCTCGCCGTTGTCAATGATCGCCGGTCTCGGCTCTTTGGGCTTGGGCGCGTTTGCCTCGAAAGACGGCAAGTCGCCTGTTGACAACATCGCAAACTTTCTTAAAGGTTTTGGGTCTGGCAATCTCAATACGGGCAATATTCTTCCGTACCCATACAACCCTAGCACAAACCCCGCAGACCCCAATGCTGATAGCGACCCTGATCTCAACGGCAATTGGTGGGATTACGACTATAGCGGCGGCGGTATGCCAGATATTAATTGGGATCTAGCCGACGGCTCTTAAGGAATAAATCATGGCAACGCAAAGCCCCCTTACCCCCGCCAGCACTATTGGCGCTTACGGCGTCCAACCGGAAAAGCTAAGCGACTATGACAAGGCCTTGGAGGACTCCATCAAGGCCCTCGAGCAGCGCTACGCTAGCCCGAACTACTTCAACGTGGCCGCAGGCTTTTTCAAGCCCCAGCTGGGCGGCTTTGCCGCGTCTCTGGGCAGTGCTGCGCAGGCTTTGGGTGAGAACGTCGAGAAGGAGCGCGAAAGCCAACTGCCTATCGCCAAGATGCGCGCTGAGCTGGCGCTGTCGAGGATCAACATGGGCAAGGAGAAAGATGC